TGGTGTTGGATTAATGAATGCTGGAGTAGATTTAATTGTTATTGACTCTATTACATCAATGCTTCCTGCAATATATTTTGAAAAAGATTCAGACGAAATGAAGGCTCTTGAAAATACTAAACAAATTGGTGCAGAGTCTCGTGACTTTAGCAATGCTTGGAAAATGTTAAACTATGCTAACAATAAAGTTAAACCAACACTGTTAGTTCTTATTTCTCAATCACGAAATAATATCAATGCAATGTACACAAGCCAACAACCTTCTGGTGGTCAGGCTACTAAATTTTATTCATCTTGCATTATAAAATTATTTTCTTCTGAATCAGACAACCAGGCAATCAAGGGTAAGATTAAAGTTGGAGATAAATTAATTGAAGAAAAGACTGGTAGAAAGATTCGCTGGGAACTTCAATTTTCTAAAACTTCACCAGGCTTCCAATCTGGAGAGTATGACTTTTATTTCAGAGGTGATGACATTGGGCTTGATGCAATTGGCGACCTTGTTGATACTGCAGAATCAATGGGGCTTGTCAATAGAACTGGTGCTTGGTATCAACTAGATGATGGCACAAAGGTGCAAGGGCGTGATGGCTTTATTAATAGGGTTAAGGAAGACTTAGAGTTGCAAGAACAACTTAAGTTAAAAATAATTAATGCTTGATAAAAAGTTTTCTGTATATCCTGGTAAGTTTCCTTGTAAAACTTGTCAAGAAGAAGTAACATCTTTAAGATATTGGATTGAAGCGGGAGATGCAACATGGATGTGTTCAAAAAAACATATTTCAAAAGTTGGATTAGTCCCACAAAAGAAAAAGAAAAAGGATTTTATTAATGAGTGAAAAGAATGAGTCAAAAAGAATTGGGGCAAAGCAACATAAAAACTCTGGTCGTAATACTCAAAAGGGTGATGCAACTTGGAGAAACTTTGTTGTTGACTTTAAAGAAGCCAGCAAATCATTTACTCTTAATAAAGATGTTTGGGCTAAAGTTGTTACAGATTCAATCCAGGCTGGCAGGGATAAATCTCCAGCAATAGTTGTTATTTTTGGAGAAGGTAACACAAAAGTAAGACTTGCTATAATTGAAATGGACATGCTAGAACAATTAACAGAGGGGGATAAAAATGTCTGATACAGGACCACAAAAAACAACACTTGATATGGTTAATGGGTTAACAGAAATTGCAGACTATATGCAAGATGAAGAGTTGACTGTTGCATTAACTATGATTGCAAAGATTATTATTAAACCAGATATTCCCCTACAGGCTGCTAGTCTTGAAATAGTAAGACTACAGGCTATTGCTGCAAAGATGTCGTTTAAAGCCACTTGGATGGCTAACGTTGATAAATCTGACAGGGCAAAGAAAAATATATACTTTACGGCAGCACAATCAATTAACGATCTAGTATCAGCACTCAAGTACATAATGCGCTAACTGGTATACTTAAATATAAACAAAGGATAAAAATGACAAAAAACTTACTACAGAGCGTTATGATAAAAAGTGTTTCTAATAAAAACAATATACTTGATTCAGATGCCTTGATTGAAAAAATAAAATCTGGATATGTTATTAATCGTGGACCAAAATTTCAAACAAAGAAAACCTTTGCCCCTTCAACAATTGCATATAGCCATGGAGAGTGTCCTAGATACTGGTACCTAGCATTTGATGGTGCTACATTTGAAGATAATGCAGATGCATACGGCGCAGCAAATATGACTGCTGGAACTCTTTCTCATGGAAGAATTCAGGATGCAATGATGAATGCTGGAGTTGCAAAAATATTTAAAGATGACGACAACCAACCAACAACAGAATTTAAAATTAGATATGATGATCCACCAATCTTTGGCTATGGGGATGCCATGATTGAGTGGGAAGGCGAAGATATTGTTGGTGAAATTAAAACAATGCTTAACGAAGGTTTTGAGTATCGTAAAAACTCAATGAAACCAAAACTTGGACACCTTATTCAATTACTTATTTATATGAAAATTCTTGGTAAGAAAAAAGGTGTTTTAATTTATGAAAATAAAAACAACCATGAACTATTAGTTCTTCCAGTTGAGGTAGATGATTACTATCGTCAATGGATTGATAATACTTTTCAATGGATGCGTGATGTTCGTAAGGCTTGGGTAGATCGTACATTACCTACAAAAAACTATCGCTCAAACTCAAAGATCTGTAAAACATGTCCTATCCAACAGGCATGTGCAGATGCAGGAACTGGAGTGATTAAACTTAAGTCCCTGGAGGGGTTAAGTGAAACTATGTGAACGATGCGATAATCACTTTGAGCCTAAAGTAAGTTATCAAATTTATTGTGGACAATCCTGTAGAGATGATGCCACGAAAGAAAAGATAGCAGAAAGATATCAAATAACTCGCAGACAAAGAAGAATTGGTAAGAAGAGGATATGTCTTGGTGGTTGTGGAGAGCAACTATCAATATATAATGACTCTGGCTTTTGTTCTAATTGTAACATTAGTAAAAAAGAAGTAGATAAAATGTTAAAACAATTAAAAGGAATTGTTGACTATGAACAAAACTGGTAAACCACAAAAAATATGTGCAATTGATGCTAGCACTAACAGTCTTGCCTATGCACTTTTTATTGATAAAGAATTAAATCAATTTGGTAAAATTAATTTTCAAGGTAAAGATATTTATGAAAAAGTTGGAGATGCAGCAAGAAAAACATTAGCATATTTTGATGCAGTAATAGAAACAGATGCAATTGTTATTGAGCATACTGTGTTTATGAATAGTCCAAAAACTGCTGCTGATTTAGCGTTAGTGCAAGGGGCCTTGTTGGGTGCTGCTGCTATGTATGGTATTAAAACTATTGGAAAGGTTTCTCCAATTACTTGGCAAAACTATCTTGGTAATAAAAAATTAACAAAAGAAGAACAACTATTGCTTAGATCAAAGAATCCTGGAAAATCAGATTCTTGGTATAAGACATATGAAAGACAATTTAGAAAAGAAAGGACAATGAAATTAATTGAAATCAACTATGATAAAACTATTAACGATAATGACGTTGCTGACGCTTGTGGCATCGGTCATTGGGCTATTAATAATTGGGATAAAGCAATAGGGGTAAATGAATAATGCCAGAGTTAAATGCAAACATACCACCAATTGAATGCTACGTACGTGGTAATTTTTTAAGAGACCAAGAAGATAGTCATGACAAATATTTTCCATGTGTAATTTTTGGTGTATCAAGTATTAAAAGCAGAAGTCCATTGTTTCACTTTTTAATGGAAGATGGAGGAATCTGGTGGAGAATGCCAATCAACGCATTTTGTACAAAACCAGGTGTTCCTGAAGAGCCAATTTATAATCTTGTGCTTTGGAACTCTTTTAGTCCACATATAACAGTTACAAAATTTGAAAATTTAAGTAATATGAGAATGTCATATATAGACAGAAATAAAAATAATATTGGTGGAAAATATTTATTTACTTTAGATTGGCATAATCCTGAAAGCAATATTTTAGATGATGGGTATTCAGAAAATCCAGGGCAACATAAGTGTGGTCATGTTATTCAAAGAGATGATGGAAATTTTGCAATACAGCCTAATAATCGTATTAGATTAAAAGAACCATCATTTGTTACTAAAAAAGATTTAGTTATACAAAGACTTATTAATACAAATAAATGGGATGTTGAAAGTTATGATAAATGGGTTTTGGAAGACTCAAATGCTTATGACTATGATATTTCTGAGTCGGAAGTTGACAAATAATAGCATGGCTGCTAAACTATATACATCAGAGATTTTTATGCGTAAGCGCTATGTTATGGATAAAAAGACTCCTGAAGAGATTGCAAAGGAGTGTGGATGTACTGTGGAAACTGTTTATGTCTACCTTGCAAAATTTGGATTAAGGAAATCTAAGAGATGAAACTAAATCCAGTGTTTCCAGACGTTACAGAATTTAGTTGCCAAGACTTATACTTAAACTCTATTGGTGCACCATCTGGTAATGCAATCTGGACAACATGCCATTCAATAGCACAAATGCTTATTGAAAAAAATATTGCCTATGGAGATTCTGCATTAGACCCTGTTAGAATTTTTAGCAAGGCAGATCCAGCAGAACAACTTAGAGTTAGAATTGATGATAAGTTAAGTAGACTAATGAAAGGCACTGAGTATGTTGGAGACAACGACATTGATGATCTTATTGGATATTTAGTTTTACTTAAAATAGCAAAGGAAAAAAATGTCAACTGAAAAAGATTTAGTAGATCACTTAGACCAGGTTAATACTGTTGTAACTGAATATTTAAAAGGTAATGATCCTACAGTTATTTCTAAAGAACTTGATATTCCACGTACTCGTGTTGTTCAACTAATTAACGAATGGAAAGTAATGGCATCTGCAAATGATGCTATTCGTGCACGTGCTAAAGAAGCATTGGTTGGGGCAGACACACATTATACAAAACTTATAACAAAGGCTTATGAGGTTATTGATGAATCAAGTCTAACAAATAATCTTAGTGCAAAAACTGCTGGTATTAAATTAGTTATGGACATTGAGTCTAAAAGAATTGATATGTTACAAAAGGCTGGATTGCTTGAAAATAAAGAACTGGCAGAAGAGATGGTTGAGATTGAACGTAGACAAGAAGTTCTGGTTGGAATACTTAGAGATATTGCCTCTTCTCATCCAGAAGTTCGTGATATTATTATGCACAAACTTTCTGCTATTGCCAAAGAAGGCGAAGTGATTACAGTTGTCCACGATGTTCAATGATTTTTTTGAAGTATTAAAAGAAAACCATTTTGCAGAAACACCAGTAAATGCAAAAACATTTGTTGAGTCTCCAGACTATCTAGGACAGCCACAGTTATCTGATATACAATATGACATTGTTGAAGCAATGAGTCAGATTTATCGTAAAGAAGATTTAATAGAAATTATGGGTGAAGCAGAAGGTTCTGCTTATTTTTCAAAATATACTAAAAATGAAATTATTTTGCAACTTGGCAAGGGATCTGGAAAAGACTTTGTATCAACAGTAGCCTGTGCATATATAGTTTATAAACTATTATGCCTTAAAGATCCTGCTAGATATTATGGAAAGCCAAGCGGGGATGCAATTGATATCATAAACGTAGCCATTAACGCACAACAAGCAAAGAACGTATTCTTTAAAGGATTTAAAACTAAGATAGAAAAATCACCATGGTTTGCAGGAAAGTATAATGCAAAGGCTGATAGTGTTGAGTTTGATAAATCAATTACTGTTTACTCTGGACACTCAGAAAGAGAATCGCATGAAGGTTTAAACTTATTACTTGCAGTCCTTGATGAAATTTCTGGTTTTGCATCTGAAGTTGGAACTGGCAATGAGCAAGGTAAGACTGCAGAAAATATTTATAAAGCATTTCGTGGATCAGTAGATTCTCGTTTTCCAGATTTAGGTAAGGTAGTATTGCTTTCGTTTCCCCGTTATCAAGGTGACTTTATTTCTAAAAGATATGAAGATGTTATTGCAGAAAAAGAAACTATTGAAAAGAAACATATTTTTATTATGAATGAAGATTTGCCACATGATGATTCAAACAATCAATTTGAAATTGCATGGGAAGAAGATACAATTATTTCTTATAAGGTTCCAAAAGTATTAGCACTTAAAAAAACAACATGGGATGTAAATCCTACTAGGAAAATAGATGATTTTAAGTTAGCATTCTACACAGATCTTGGTGATGCCATGATGCGTTTTGCATGTACGCCAACCTTTGCATCTGATGCATTTTTTAAACAAAAGGATAAGTTAGAAAAATGTATGACATTAAGAAATCCAGTTGACAACTTTAGAAGGTTTGACGAATCATTTAAACCTGATCCAGAAAAAATATATTATATCCATGCTGACCTTGCACAGAAACACGATAAGTGCGCTGTAGCAATTGCTCACGTAGACAAGTGGGTAAACATTCAGGTTATTAAAGAT